CCTGCCATTATATGTTAAATATCCTATGACATTCCCCATACTGCTTTTTTCGCCTCCACACTCTTTGCGATCCTGTAATCAATCTCATCTGCTATTGCCTTTGCGCTCTGTCCATCTTTTGCATACACATTGATCGTAACGCCGCCTGCATTAAATGTGCTTGCACTTGCACTTGCGCCTGCATTTGCACTGCTTATTGAATCGCTAAAATCAAATGATTTTTCGATCTGATTGGTTACAACATCGGTATTATCCCTGATACCTTTTGCAAATAATTCCATCATATCTGGCGCATATGTATGGAAATTTGATAGCGGCCCTTCTTCCGGCTCTGAAAAGCCTAAAAATGATTTTACCTTATCCGCAACGCCTTTTAATTCATCCTTTAATGCCTGCGCCTTCTGCTTGATGCCGTTTATAAAATTATCAATCAAATCCCTGCCCCAATTCAGCGCATCCCCGATGTTAAACGCATCCTTGATGTTACCGAAAATGGTACTAAACTTTGATTTGATATCGCTCCAGGCATTCACTGCATTATTCTTGAATGTAGTGAAATTTGTTTTAAACCATGTTGCGCCGGTCGAAAATGCGCTTTTTACATTCCCCCAGTGGGTATCGAATTTGCTTTTAATATCATCCCATGCGCCCGATGCCTTATTTTTTGCTTCGGTGAATGTATTAGAAAACCACGATTCTACTGTTGCGAATGCGCTTTTTACATTATTCCATTTTTCATCAAATTTTGCTTGCGCATCATTCCATCCATCTACTGCTTTTTGCTTCGCATTTGTAAATGCAGTGCCTATAAAATCACGCACAACGCCTGCGGCCTTTTTTATGCCCTCAAAAATGCCCGAAATAAATTTGCTGATTGCCTCCCAAACTTTTGTTGCAGTTTTTTTGATGTTATCCCAAACTTCACTAAAAATTTGCGGCAATGATTCTATCAGATCTTTCCAATCACCAAAAACACCTGCGAAAAAGTCTTTGATCGCTGTCCAAATTTCAATAACCTTATTGCGGAAATCCTCATTTGTTGCCCACAATGTACCGATTGCTGCCACAAGGCCCAAAACAACTGTTGCCACAAGTACAAACGGGTTAGCATTCATCACAAGATTTAGGGCCGCCTGTGCCAGTGTCTGCCCCTCTGTTGCCGCTGTAAGAGCTGTAATAAGCCCAGATATTGCCATTGCACCCTTATATGCAATTATTGCGCCTGTAACGCCGGCAATAACGGGTAACAATTTTTCCATTGTATCAAGAAATGTTTGCAGGCCGCCGCTTGATATAAACTCTGTAAACTTATCCGCTAATGCTGTAATTGACGGGATAAATTCACCCGCAAGCCCGTTTGTAACGCCTCCGAATGCAGATTTTAATGCAGTTAATGAATCTTGAAATTTTGCACCATTCTTAACCGCATCATCTGACATTATGCCGCCCATATCATTAATCTGCTGTATAAGATTCTGTGTTTCTTCTGCTGTGGTATTGAATAACGGCGCAAGTTCCTGCCCGCTCCTACCAAATAAATCATTGGCAAGGGCAGCACGATCCGCAGAATCTTCCATACTCTGAAATTGCGTTATAACTGCGCCAAACAGATCCTCACGGGATAGATCCTGGATATCCTCCATCGATAATCCTAACCGCTCAAATGTTTCAATCGCTCCACTACTGCCATTTTTAGCATCATCGAATTTATTTGTAAGCGTTTTTAAGCCTGTTGTCATGTTTGACATTTCAGTGCCGGATATTTGCAGTACATAATCCCACTCTTGATATGCCTTTGCTGACAAACCAACCTTCTGCGACATCTTATCAATCTCATCCGCAGATTTTGCAGAATCGTTTGCAAATGCAAATAATGCACCACCCGCCACGCCTATACCTGCGCCGATTGATGCAAATGTTTTGCCTGCTGTGCTTAACGCATCTTTTACAGATTTTGTATTCTTTTCTGCGTTGTTTAAGCCTTTGTCATAATCGCTTGTATCCAGTTTTAATGTTGCAAATAATTCAAATACATTCATCCTTTATCTCCAAATGTTAAACCCGCATTCTTTATCACATCGATTGCGATCTCCTCACCACTGCGATCTTCGATATTATTGGGGTTTAACGCCTCTGCAAATTCAACTGTTATATACTTGCTCTGGGGGATTAATTGCAGGCTTTTTGTAACATAAATGCGATACGCTCTTTCACGATCATACTCCTCATATCGTGCTATCACATATCGCAAAAAATATTTTACTTCCCATCGTCCCCTGTATTCTCCGTAGGCAAGCCAGAATATTCGTTCTGCATCATCGCCTGCCCTGCATATCCGAAAAAATCCCTCAACTCCTCACTCTCGCCTAATTCCTGCAATATATTTGCAAGCCGGATGAGGATATTAAGCCCGTTTAATTCGGTATCATCTATCCTTAAAAGGATCTCCGTTGCTTCTTTTTTGTGAAACTCCAATATCTTACTTGCTATCAAAATGCGATCTTTGCCGCTCTTTACAAGTTTTGCGATTTTCTCATCATTTACAATCGCTCCGAATGGCTTTAATAAATCTGCCCACATTGCAATTGCTTCTTCGCCCTTATGATCTGATAATTTTTTCATGGTATCTGTCCTCCTATTTTTTATTATATATCAAACGGGGCAAGGCTTCTGGAGGACAAATCCAGAATGCCCAACCCCGCCGATATCATTGGTTATTAACTCGTTACAACAACCGTACATGTATCGTTGTATGTTACACCACCAACGGTTATGCTTGCGGTAATAATCGTATTACCTGCGACCTTACCAGTTACAACACCATTGGCAACTGTTGCCGTTGATGTATTGCCGGATGACCATGTTACGCTTGCGTTTGCGGGGTTCTTCTCTACATTCAGCGTTACAGTTTCATTAATTCCCACTTCTATTGAGTGAGTATTAAGATAAATAAACGGATCGGATGTACTTTCACCCTGCTTTACATAGATCTCATAAGGTACAGTATCCTGTGCGCTCATGCTGTAATGGCCCGTAAACTCAAATGCAAACTTGCCCTTATCTTTGTCTGTACTCTGAATCTGGAATCCGCCGGTATTAAGAGAATTGCGCATGTGGATAGCAACAAATCCTGCATTACTGCCCGTATTATTATCACTGTAATCGCCTATCCACCAAATATCCTTGAAATCAGATGCATTAAGATCGTTGCGGGGGATGATGTGTGTTGCATCAAGTCCATCAACATCTGCCGCACCTGCAAGCATCTTTGCAGTTGATGCGGATATCGTAACAAACGTACCGCTCATCTTAACATCACGATTATCCAGTTTTTTCAACTCCATCATATTCTTCGGGCAATTATCGATATCTTCCCCGAAATCCTTAAATTCGGGCGTGTCCTTAAAGTTAACGCCGCCCGATGTTGCGCCCAGAAGATTACCGATCACGCCCGTTGCGGGATTAAAAGTATCAACAAGGATGCCCGCATTAAGCTGTATATTCTGGAATGCTGTTGCCGGAATCTGTGTATATTTCATTCCTTTTTACCTCCTGTTTTTTTATGTTAAAAAATCTATCTCGATATTTAATACAATGCGGCGTATCATGCTATCAGCCGGATCATTCATGCGCTGCGCCCAGGGCTGCCCTCTTTTTATCCATATTGCGCCACCCTCACAAGCAATCTGCTTACCGCCTCGGCCTATGTATTCGGCTATCTCGTTTTCTTTAGCGGTTATATCTGCCCATGATGCGGACCGATACCATATCGATGCTGATAATGGTAACGTGGTACCAAAATAATCATTAGCGCCCTCATAGGTTATATAGGGCAAGGCTGTGTTATCAGGTACCGTGTTTTCATCAAAGGCAGGCAGATCAAAGCTGCTCCAAAAGGTTTGCAATGCTTGTAATGTGTTCATGACGGTAATTCCCACTCCTCCGCTGATACTTTGCGTATGTTCAACCCAGCGCTGTTAGGCGTTTTATCATCATCCCCATCAGATGTGATACGGAATATCTTACCATCGCTTGCACGGCGTATCACATCATGATACTGCAGGTT